CTTCTCCCTGGAGCAACTCGAGAAGATGGCCACCAAGATGAACGGCGGCCAGCCGATCGACTACACCGGCGGCGCAGGTGGCGCAGTCAATGCGAACGCCGCAGCCCAGCTCGACGGCGAGGGTCTGGATTACACGCCTCCGACTCCGGTGTTCGCAGTAAACGAACGGGCGCCAGGCAAGCAGAAAGTAGCGTAGCCCCAACGGGGCGTAGTCAAGTCGTCACATAGTCGACGCATGAAACCGAACTAACCCTGAAAGGGCACTATCATGGCAAGCAATACCATCTGGCTCAAAGGCGAAGGCCAAATCAAAGAGGCCGCCGCCGGAGCAGCGATCACTCCGGGCCATCTGATCGTCCGCAACAGCGCAAACGCGTTTGTCGTCCACCCCACGGCGGAAGGCAACGTCTATCCGATGTTCGCCCTCGAGAAGGACTTCGTCGGCAAAGACATCAGCGTTGCCTACTCCTCGACCGAGCGTGTCCAGGCGGTGATTCCACTGCCGGGCGCCGAGATCTATGCGCTGTTGCCGGCAAGTGCGCTGGCGGTGGTCATCGGCGATGAGCTGGTGAGCAACGGCGACGGCACCCTGAAGAAGGTCACGGCGGGCGCAGTCACGGTCAGCAACCTCCGGCGTGTCTGCGCGAGAGCGCTGGAAGCCGTGGACAACTCCGCCGGCGGTTCGCCGGTACGCATCAAAGTCGAGACCGTCTAGGTCCCAGTTCAGTCCAACTCAGGAAAGGAAGCTCTACATGAAACCGAACCAAGTCGAAGGACTGGTGCAGGGCGGTCAGTACCAGCCGGGCTCCGTGGCCGCAAGGCTCATGGCGAACGGGCTCAATGTCAACGCCCTCCGCACCAACGATGTACTCCGCAAGGAGGAGTGGCTGCTGTTCGATCGCACCGTGGTCGAAGTCGCCCGTCCACGGCTCGTGGCAGTCGGCGATCTGCTGACTCGCGGTCTGCGCATGCCAATCGCCAACGCGATGGGCACAACGATCGTCCAGCACGAGACGTCGAGCGACATGTCGGCTGCCGACATCAACATGACGGGTCTGGCGGAGGGCGAGCGTGACCGGGTGCTGTTCAGCCAGGTGAACACGCCACTGCCGATCATCCACAAGGACTTTCAGTTGTCCTTGCGGAACCTCGAGTCGGGGCGTCGGATGGGTCAGCCAGTCGATACCACGATGGCAGCGATCGCCACGCGCAAGGTCGCGGATGCGGCCGAAGCGATGGTGTTCAACGGCGCGAGCGTGGTGGCCGGTGGCGGGACGATCTACGGCTACAAGAACCATCCGTCCCGCAATACGGGCAGTACGACAACCGACTGGGATCTCGGCACCACGACAGGTGAAGTGATCCTGACCGACCTGACGGCGATGATCGCCAAGGCCGTGGCCGACAACATGTACGGCCCGTACGTCGTGTACATCAGCAACGCGTCGTACATCCGTCTGCTCGGCGACTTCAAGGCGGCCAGCGACAAGTCGATCATCCAGCGCATCCTGGAAGTGCCGGAAATCGTGGCGGTACGCGCGACCAGCCAAATCTCCACCGGTGCAGAAGTCGTACTGGTGCAGATGTCGACGGACGTCGTCGATTGGCTGGACGGCATGCAGCCCACGACCGTGATGTGGGACTCGCACGGCGGCATGATGATCCACTTCAAGGTCATGATGATCGGCGCCCCACGCATCAAGGCCGACCAGTCGGGCCAGTCGGGGGTCGTGCACTACACGTAAGCGACCTGAAACCAGGAGCGCAGCGGGCAACAGCAACGGGATGGTGGAGGGCAGAGACCCTCCACCATTGTTTCGTAGTCAACTAGTCAGGAGAAAGTCATGGCAAAGTTCAAAGTCGTATCCGGAAAACACCACCAGCGGCAAGCCGATGGATCGGAGAAGACCTTCAATCAGGGCGACTCGATCGAGATGTCGGCGACGGAAGCCGCCAGGTTCCCGAACAAATTCGTGCCCGTTGTCGAGGACGAGCCCGAAGCCGTCGAGCCCGAGCGCGAGGTCGCCGAGCCCAATCTGGTGGTGAAGTCCGCGAAGCCGGCAGCCGCCCAAGCCCAGGCTCACAAGCCTGCACCCAGCAAGTAACGGGAGGTCGACGTGGCTAGAGTAGCACAGGCAGAAGTACGCGACATCGCGGGGCTCCCCGATACGGCGAGCGCAGCGATTGTTGCTGCTATTCCTGTTGCCTCTACTCTAGTCACGGAGAACCTCGTAGGTCAGGGGCTATCCGTCGATACTCTAAGGAGTATTGAGCTGTTTCTTGCAGCGCACTTCGCGACTCTCGCATGGGAGAAAGGGCCGTTGGCCGCGGTTCAAATCGGCGAAGCGACGGAGCGCTATCACGACATCTACAAAGCAGGCTTCAGCTCCACTCGTTTTGGTCAGCAGGCGCTTTTGCTGGATAAGACGGGGATCCTCTCGGATATGTCCGCGAATGCTTCGAGTCCGATGAGGCGTGCCGAGTTCACAGTAATCGGTACACCTAATGTGGATCCCCTGGAGTGACGCCTTAATGGGCATCCTCTCAGGCCGTCTTCCGCACAAGCTCACCTGGTGGAGGGTCACCGGAGGTGATGGCTTTGGCGGAGATACCTTTGCGACTCCCTTACTAGTCGACGGACGATGGGAAGATCGTCAAGAGACCTTCTATGGCTCTCTGGATCGCCGGGAATTGATCAGTAAGGCTATAGTCTTTGTCGACCGAGATATGGGTGTCGGGGATTTTCTCTACCAAGGGGACAAAGTGTCCCAGTCGTCGCCCGTGGCTTTGACAGGAGCGCTCAAGATTCAGAGGTACGACAAAGTCCCCGACCTCCGTTCGCTTGATGTAGTCAGAAGGGCAGTTTTATAATGGCTACCAGAATCACAGCAGGATTTAGACCAAGACTCCCTGGACGCGTAAGAGAAGGGAGCCGTGCGTTCTACCGCAAGAGCTCTACCGTCGCGGCTCGCGAAGGTATGGCTCAGGTGATCAGGAACTACGAAGGGATCATCAAGCAGCTACATGATGTAACTCCGGATGCTGTCAAGAACGCGCTCGAGCCCGTTTTCAACAAGAGTCTGGAGTACGTTCCGTACAAATCAGGCGTCTTATCCGAGTCGGCGATCCTCGAGGTAGAAGGGACACCAGGCAATGTTCGAGGGTCAATCACTTACGGCAACCACTCAGCTTGGTACGCGGCTTTAGTACATGAATTCGTGTGGCTCAGTCACAATCCGCCGACTCGAGCCAAGTACCTGCAATCGGCTCTCGAAGAGGAAATTGACTCTTTTCTCACGTCGTTAGCTGTCGACTACGCTTCAGCACTGGGGATGGGATGAAAGATCCAGCCATCTGTGTTAAGGACGTAATCGTGGGGGGAACTCCTCTCGGTACGTTCGGCGCTACTACGGGATGGGGTGTGTATCTTGGGGCACTCCCGAGCACACCCGATACGGTCATTCTTGTGAACAGAACTGGTGGGAGACCTCCTTATCCCCACTTACTTTTGAACGAACCTTCGGTTCAGGTGATGGTTCGGGGTTCGAGAAACGGCTACGTGGATGCGGGCAACAAGATTCAGGCAATTGTCAACCGCCTCTTGGGCATGACGACACAAGTTCTGCAAGGAGATACTTACAGGTCTTGCAACCAGGTAGGAGATGTGAGTTATTTGGGGCAAGACGACAACACTCGCCCGATGTTCGTGGCGAATTTCTGGTTCATAGTCGAGCCCGCGGCGGAAGCCGGCGGAAACAGAGTCGCTATTACCTAGTAAAGGAAAGGACAAACCATGGCTGCAAAGCGCATCGAAATCTCCGCCGACGACGCAACCTACTACCTTCTTCCCGGAGGCCAAGGCGAAATCAGTCGCGACGGAGCGTCAATCGACGACACCATCTTCGGGCAGACCTACAAGTCGGCTCTGACGGGTCCCATTACGTGGGGCGTCAACGCCAACTCCGTGTACAAGGGGTTCCCGGGCTATGCTGCGAAGATCCTCAAACCTGGTACTTCGACTACGATGACGGACGAAGCAATGTCCCTCGTCTCGGGCAAGACGTACCGCATCACGGCTACGGCCAAGCGTGCGATCGACCGTAGCGTTGCCGTAGTGGTGGAGGACAACTCTGTCGATCACACGGCCGACGTCGACCACATCGACTATCTGCTGGGGACTGTCACGTTCAAGTCGGCCTACACCGTCACGGGTGCGGTTACGATCACGGGGAACTACTTCCCGATGTCGACGGCGATCGCGAAGTACACCGGATTCACGCTGAACATGTCGGCCGAGGCGGTACGTGACTCCGATATGCCGGCACTCCAGGTCAATTCCGGGTACCACACGCATCGCCCGGGGCTGAAGACGATCACGCTCGAGTTGCCGAACGTCTTCCTCGCGGGTGATGGGTGGGCGGAGGAGGTCGACGATCGCCAAGAATGGCTGATCGAGATCAACCCTGATGGAACGGGCTGGAGCGGCTCGATCGCAAGGGGCTTCTTCCGTCTCATGACCCAAAGGCAGTCGGGCAACGTCGGTGCCCTGGAAGAAGAGAACCTCCGGTTCGAGCTGAACGTCCCGTACTACGCCTCGACACCAGGTCTCACATCGCCATTCAACTGGTTCCATTCGACGTCGCCGCTGTCGCCAATTCCGACGGCAATCAAGACGGCACTCGATCGGTTCCTGGCGGATCAGTCGGTGTTCGTCAAGTATCTGCATGACGGCGTCGCAGGCTGGAAGGGTGCCGGCGTCCTTACGAGCCTCTCCCTCACAGCGGGAATGGAGTCGGTCAA